TGTACTCATTCTATCTGCCTTCTCAAATTCCTTTATTTTATCTTTTGTCCAAATAACCTTATCATCAGATGGCGGTGCTGAATGAGTAGTAGAACGACTCGGTGCAACCATAGCATCTTTAGTTGGGTTGCTCTTCTTTGGTGCTTCGCTTTGTTGATAATAAAGATTGAACAGGTTTGTTAGTTTGTCTGCTTCCCAATTATCATTGTAGACCTTGGCAAGCTCTCCCATCGTATATAGTCCACTAGGGTCTGGTTTCTGTAAAAACTCTTGGAACTTAGGATCTTCACCCATCCATGCTTTACGCCAATCGCCTTTTACCTGTTGGTCAATATAGCTAGCAAAGTTTTCTTGGGCCACCTTATACTGGTTGTCTTCTACAGAACTTACCTTATCCTCTACAGGTTTAATAGATTGTTTAAGGAGTGGATCAACTTCAGCTTTAAAAAGTGCTTTAAGGTTTTCTACAAAGTCCTCGCCATACTCTTCTTTGAACTTAGCAAGCCTATCATCGACAGGTGTTTGCTCTTGTTCTTTTACTGGTTCTGGCTGGTTACTAAGGCGCTCAAAAACGCTTTGTTTAAACTCTTTAAGCTCACTATAAAGCCTCGGTACTTCTGCATCGTATTTACCCTTTAAACTAAGGTAACGATCCTTAAACTTTCGCAGCTCATTAATGTCGTCGTCGTGAGGAACGTCAGGTTCTTCTTGGGTGACACCTTCATCGGTGGCCTCTTGTTCGGATTGTTCCTCTTGTTGTTCTTGGGGCTGCTCTTCTGGCTTTTGTATCCCATTGAACAACTGCTCTGCCATATCTGCTGCTTCTTCTACCTGCCGTGGAACGGACATACTGTACTGCTCCTTTCAGGGGCCATCTCTGGTAATCCCTTATATGTGGTTTGCACCGCCTTTATGGTAAGGTGCTTAAGACCAAGAATTAACTACGTCATTACTTGATTTTATATCGGACGCTGTTTTAAATACTTGAATAATAGCATCAACTGCCACAGCATACCCTTTATGAAATTCGTTTCTATCATCCTTCTTAAATGCTTCGTAGTTAAGCTTTGATAAAGCTTCTAGGTATTCAAGGAAATCAATACCATCTTGTGTTTGTGAGATATTTAGAATAGCTCTGGTATAGTTATCCATTAACTACTCCTGCCTTAGCGCCATCATCTCGCAAGCCTTGAGGTTTTGTTGGTGCTCCACCACCGTTAGAGATTTGCCCCAACATCTGATTTACATCTACACCAGCCTGAGCCATAAGCATTTGTTATACAGCCATAGATACTGTTTCGTTTCCTTCTAAGCGGTCCATATCAGGAAGTTCAATGTCGTTTGATTTAGCAATCTGAGCAAGCATAGAACCAATATTCTTTTCACCAAGAATCTGAGCAAATAAAGGATTAGCAGAAACCTGCAAGAACTCTACTTTACGCTGTGCTTGTTGTTCTTTAGCCAATAGACCGCTTACACCTTTAGCTACTACTCTAGCATCACCTTTAACAGTTTCATCATCAGTCGTTTTCATGTTTGAGTCATAACACATTTGGATATAAGGTGTAATGACATCATCATCTAGGTTTGCTACTACTGCTTTGATCGACCTACTTGCTGCTGCCAATAGCTGTGTAAATACAGTCGCAGTGCCAGCCGTCACACCAGACTGAGAGGCACCTTGGGCATAAGCCGGTACGGTCATTTCGTCCAATAACTTCCCAAAGAATTGCCATGCAGTAATAAGCTCCTGTGCGTGCATTTGTGGCTGGTAATAGACAACGGCAGGTCCATCATTTTTCATCTGCATAGAAGAAGAACGAATCCTTCTCCAAGGATAGATAGGCATATCACCATCTACCCTGTCTTTGTCTTCCTCAGCCATAGGCCCAGAAGCTATAGCCACGTTGTTTATCAATGCCCTAGTAATAGCATTAAGAGCATCTTCAATCGGTGCTGCAAACTCCAGAAGTCCTTCTCCCCATATCCATTCAGGGTTCTTTGCCCAAGAAGAAATATGATAAGGTTTTCTACCTAATGGATCAGGATTGATAACAGCCTTAATAACGTGCTTGCCTATTTTCCAACAGTTAGCTTGATATTGAGCGTGTGGGTCTATACTTCCTTCTGCACCCCATTCAATAAGGAAAGACCCGGGAACTGAACCATAAAACTCTTGTGCATAAATAAGGTCAGAGTTTGTATCAAATGAGTTGTTGGTATTTGGAGTAGTGTTATTGTAGTTCTTTTCTTTTGTTACTTGTTTTACTGCTGTTTCGTCATCAATAGTAAACCACTTAGCCTTAAGATCGCCTTTACCATAAGACTCTAATACAGCACGTATTTCTTCTTCTGAGTAATTAGGCACACCAATAAGATTAGAAATAGTCTGTTTACTAAGTTCGTGAATTTCAATTACGTCACCATCATCAATATCCCTCATACCCTTTGATGGATAGAAATTAAACGGAGACACACAATAAACATCATTAACCAAAACATCTACAGTAGTGAACTCATAGCCTGCTTCTGTAGCTTGCCATATCTGCTTTGTTTTTTTAGTAAGAATTGGCCCTTTTATAATACTAGCTTTTAAGCGTATGAAGTAATAGAGGAAATCCTTGAAAGCAGTATTCCATCCACCCTCTTGATTTTGGTCACGTATCTGCTTAGAGGCTCTGTCACAACGCTCCTTAGCCTGCTTAACCATCTTCTCTTTTTCTTTATCAAGAAGTTCTTCATAATAATCTTGCATCAGTTGTGCTACTTGGGCAGGATCAACAAAACCAGTTTGAAGTACAAGCTGTTGCTCAATTTGCTGCACTTGCAGCATGGTTTGTTGCTTGACCATTTCTATAGTCATGTCAGGCAAATCTGGTTCTGCAGTTGGTTCAAGGCTCCACGGAAGGTCTTGATCACCTCTGTAAATATCTTTAATCCAAGAATCTGCAGCCCTAGCCTTATTTTCGCCTGAACGGATATAAGTTTCAGAACCTTTAAAGGCACGAATAGCAGTAAGCTTTTCTGGATCGTACTCACCCCTTACCCTGCGCAGAGTATTAACCATTTCAGTTCTTACTTGTTTATTGTCTCTTTGGTTTTGTTGCCATACCTTCTCAATGTGAATGGCAAGCTTTTTAGTAACATCCTGCTCTTTCTTTTTCTCTATAGTCTCACGTAGATACTCAAGATCGGCAGCAGGATCGGCAATAGGAGTTTCAAAGACTGGTAGAGCCATTAGTTTTGAATCCTTTTATTAGGGATATATGTAGTTCCTTTAGGTTGAATACCACCACCAATAAACGGTTTAATCTTTTTCTTTAAAGCAGTTTTATCCTCTTTAATATCTGCTTTCATTTCTTTTGTTTGAGGCTTAGACATATCTTCTTTTATATCAGCTTTTAGTTCGCTGACAGGCATTTCATTGTGGTACTTTTGGTTAATCTTTTTACCAACATCACTTTCCCTGTTTAGTGTCTCAAGAGCATCTTCGGCTTCATCTGTCGGTGCTGCCTTTAATTTACTAAGTCCTTTTTGGATAATTTCTTTTGGGCTTGCCATAGTTTCTCCTAGTATTCTGGTGTATATCTTTCGCCGCTTTGATAGTTATAAACCTCGCCACCTCTTCCTGTAGGAGCTACAAAAGTTAGAGGCGTCATTCTTTGCATCCAATTTACCATAGGATTAACACCTTGACGTTGTGCTTCTTGGGCTGCTCCTATCATGCCTAAAGCTTCTGGAGCTACCATTGGAAGAGCGCCAATAGGTTTAGCAAGTTTTTTTATTCCATTCTCAATAACCGGAATGTTCCGAACAGCAGGATGTGGTGGTTCTGAATATCCGCCAACTACAGAATTTCTATTTTTATAAGACTGGCGAAATGCGTTTTCTCTTCGTCCATTATTTAATTGCTCCGGCGGTACCCTACGTATTCTTTCCATCTCTTCATAAGGGATGTCTCTTGCTTGTCAAGTTGTATCAAAATCATAATACGAATCAAGATTTGCATAATCATACCGCCCTGACTGTCCCATCATATATGATTCTTTAATCTGTTTATTCTGTTGCTTAACAGGGGCAGCCCATCTACGCATATTTTCTTGGTTTGCTGCGACTTCGGCGTTACGCTGGTAAGGCATATTAAACTGCCTATTAGCTTCCGAATTCATCGCCACTGGTGGTGCTTCACCACCACTAAACATATATTCTCTTAATTGTTGACGCCAATCGTTTTCCATAATATCTCCTCTAGACGCAGTTTGATAAATCAAACGCATGCTTTCATAGCATAGTCGTTTATATTTATTATTTTACGTTTATCGTTACTAGATTGCGGATAGGACCACATATTCTGCTCTGCATTAAGCATATACCTTAATGAGTCAAGAATGTGATCGTTTGTCTTTACAATCTTTCCGTTCAAGTCTCTTTGGTAAAGAGTGAACTCCCTTAATAACATCGTACAAGATTTGAAAATCTTTAATCTGCCTGTATTTAATCTTTCCCAAACATTAAATATACCTGCTTCTACAGCATTGTTAGCAGGATACACTTTTAGTCCGTTTTTTCTGTATGTTGTGTAAAGTTGTTCACCATCAACTTGCGACCTACCCCTAGAAGCTGGATCAATGACTCCTTTTATCCATTCACCCCTTGACTTAATAGCGGCAGAATGTACAAGCGGCATATCCATCCCGTCTTCACCACCACGTTTATATTCGCTATAAATATAAATTATATCGTTATCCCTATCCCAAGCACCCCAACAAGCAGCAGTTGCTTTCCATCCAACGTCCATACCATAAAGCTTTTGAAAATGAGGAG